AGGTAGAGCGACACCACCCCCGCCTCCGGGGGCCACGGCTCGGCGTCCAGCCATTTTCGCAGGTTCCGGCTGACAACAATGTCGTCCTGGAACACGGCCAGAGACGCCTCCTGAGGGCCGGTTGCGAGAAGGCTGCCGAGGGCCGTTCGGAAGGCCAGCCACGGCCCCAGGCGACGCTGGGCGACGACGGAGGGCACTCCAGGCGGCACCGGGGTCCCGGGCTCGGCGAAGACCGTGATCTCCGGCCAGCCGGCCTCCCCGAGGCTCCGGATCGTGGCCGGCAGGTAGTCGGTCGGGCGAGGGGCAGATGTGATGCCGATGGCCCAATCGCCCATCGCCTCGCCTCCTACTTATATCTCTGGATAAACAACACGGTCTCGGCCGGGTACTCGCCACCCTCAACGGCAAACGCATCCCCGGCGTCATCCTGGGCCTCGGACCCGACGGGCACCCCTTGCGGGGTGTGATCGAAGACATGTACGACTTCCGTACCCTCCACGCCGCCGTGCTGGCCGATCGCGTCGATCATGTGTGACCAGCACCCGGCGACCCCTATGGCCTCGTCGTCCGAACGGTGCCGCGGAAAGGCCCCGACCTTTCTGGTGTGGGGCGGGTTCCCGAGGGCGTACTCCCGCTTGAAATTCGCCAGATCGAACGCCCCCGCGTTGCCCGTCTGGTTGCTGCCGTCGCACTCGTGCCAGCCCGTGGGAACGATGTCGTCGGCCCCCTGTATGCGAATATCCTTAATTTTGCCCATGTGCAGGTAGGGCGTGGTACAAATCGGCGTACCCTCGCTGTCCAGCTCCCAGCCGATAACCCAACCTTCGTAGACGGCCGGATCGGCATCGTGTTCCTTCCCGCTAGGGCTCCGCGGGTTGCGAGGAAGGTAAACATCAAAGGCACTGCCGCCTTCGTTCTCTCCTTTGCGGTCGCAGACCCTTACGCTGACCTTCGGGTCACCGGCGGGGTAAGAACCGTTTTCCTCCCAGTCCGATTGGGCTACGGCCCAGTATTTTGCGCTCCACCACACGATCTCCCACCGGCCGCTCTGCCGGTTCCAGGCGGCGTAGACCACCATACCGGCCGTCATCGCCGGGATCGGCAGGTAGACGTTGTTCCCGTCCCTGGCGCCCAGCGGATGGTAAAGCCTCGCCGTGCGGCCGGCCTCTGGCGAGTACGTCCCGGTAGCCGGGTTGTAGTGCAGCGCCTGGGCCCCGTCCGTGTACGGCGGCTGCCAGGTCGAGGCGACGTAGGTCAGGCCGGCCTGCAACAGGAACGGTAACGCCTTGGCCGCGTAGGGAGTGCCGACCCTGATGCCGGTGGTGCTGACGCCCACTGTGGTCGCGCCGCTGCCGCGCACCCGGGCGGCCAGCTCCGCCCGCGCCTGCATCTTGTTCAGCCGGCCGTGCGTTATCAGGTCGCCGGCATGCCAGCGTTTAAGTGGGCCCACGTCACTCGCTCAAGAAGATGTTGTTGTGGTTGCCCGAGGGATAGACGAACTTGCCGCTCTCCGCATCTTTCAGCTTGCACCAACTCGGGTCGTGGTTCGCCCGCCAGAAGTGGTTCCAGCCGTAGACCGGCCCGCCCGGCACGTCGGGGGTCAGGTCGATGAACTTCTCGATGAACGTCAGCCCGAGTTCCCAGACCGTGTCGCCGTCCGCGTTGAACTCCTTGTTCGCCGAGTAGCCCGCGAACAGCAGTGTCTCAGCGACCGCGTCGTTGTACGGCGTCCCGGCCTGGTTGACCGTACCCAGGTACTTGCGGAGGTTCGACCACGGCGGGTCTATTACGTAGTGCCACGTCCACTCGTGTGTGACCGTCGGGACGACGATCCCCGTGTCCACATCCTCGCTGACTGGGTCACCGTCGTCCCAAACGAACCCGTGGCCCGGCAGCGTCATCATCTCGGCCGTCGCCGTCCGGGTGTGCGTCAGGTGGGTGCTGCCCGGCTCCATGCTCGCGTCGCCCAACCCGCCGGAGATCCGCTCCCCCCGGTACGTCACCGTCGCGTCGAGGAGGGCGTACTCCTCCTCGGCACCGGAGGGCGGGTTCTCAGGGTCGCCCGGCTCGAAGCTGATCGCGTCGGCCAACAGCCAGTCGTAGGTCGGGTGGGCCGCACGCTTGCCGATCGAGTAGCCCAAGTTCGCTATGAAGTGGGCCGAGAAAAGTTCCTCACACAGGGCCTCCAGATCGGAGCCGGCAATCTGGAGCACGCGGGTGGCAGTCGCTCCGCCCAGGCCGAAGCTGAGCCCTCGCCTCTTCTCGGTATAAGCTACGGTCATCACTGCGCCCTTACTATGCCCTTTTTTAGCTGCTCGTCGATCGACTTCAGCCGGTTCTCCTGGATCTCCCGCTGCTTCTTCAGTTCGTCGAGCTGTTTCTTGGCCAGGTCAACTTGTTTCTTGTCGTAGAGCCGGGTCTGAATGGACTTGGCAAAGTCGGCTATGGCTGTAAACTCCGGCGTCTTCCGGGCGGCAGCCAGCCGCTCCTGGGCCGCCGCGATGCCCATCTCGGTTCGCTTGAGCCCGATCGTCCCCGCAATCCGTTCCTTGCCGAGCCACCAGAGGCCGCCTATCTCTGACGCGAAGCGCCTGGCCTGTCGCCGCTGCTCCTCTCTCGCTTCTCGTCCAAGACGCTCCCGCTTTGCCTGCAACTTCAGAGCGCCGGCTATTGTTAGCCCCCATCCCGGCTCAGCCTCCGTGGCCGGCGGCCCGGTCGGCTTGGCTGCGCCCGGCGGGGCTGCTTTACCTGGTCCTCTGACTCGTGTCGAGGGCAGTGGCTCTTTCCATAATTCAGTCAAGGCCGCCAGACTCTCTTCAGCCGCCTCGACGGCCGCCTTCGCGGCGGCTTTATAAGCCGCCGCAACCTGTTCCGGCATTATCTTGTAGGCGCCCGTCAGTTCATAGGTCTTATCTAAGACCATTGCCGTTCCTGCCACCATGCCGCGAAGGCCAGACATTACCGATCGCAGGCTCCGATACAAGATCGCGAGTACGTCGGCCAGCGTGCCTACGTTCTTGACGAGGGCGTCGGTGCTCGCCGCCGCCTCGTCCGCGCCGCCAGTCAAGCCCTTGAGCTGCTTCGCGAAATCAGTCAGATAGGGCAGCAACACGTTACCTAGCGTTATCGCGAGCCCCTCCAGGGCCGACTTCAGCTCGACGAACTTTCCTGTCAGTCCCTTCATCATAATGTCGGCCATTTCCCGGCCAGTGCCGTCGGCCCCCTTCATGGCCTGCTCAAACCCACGTATGCGCTCTGCCCCTATTGACATCAAGGCGAGGAATTGAGGGCCACCCCGGGCACCGAACGCGCCGATCACATCGGCCATCTTCTGGGCCGATCCCACGTCGGCAAACGCGGCGTTCATATCTGCCACGATATCCGACAGGTCCCGCGTCTTGCCGCCGGCATCTACAATCTCGATCCCGTACTTCTTGAAGACCTTGTTGGCCTCCTTTATGCCGCCGGATAGCCTGATGATGATGTTTCGCAGCGAAGTACCGGCCATGCTTCCGACGAAGCCGGCGTCCTGGAGGGCCATCACCGCCGAGACCGTTCGCTCCATCGACCACCCCGCCTCCGTCGCAACCCGGCCAACGTGCTTCAGCCCCTCGCCGAGCTGGCTCAGATCGGTGTTGGCACTCGTCATCGCCTTAGCGAGCACATCCACGAGGTGGCCAACCTCGCCGCTCCCTAGGCCCATGCCCTTCATGCTCTTGGCAACGATGTCAGCCGCCGTCGCCATGTCGAGCTGCCCGACGGCCGCCAGGTCCAGGGTGGGACGCATCGCGGCGATGATCTCCTTCGCCTTGAAGCCAGCCAGCGCGAAGAACCCCATCGCCTCGGCGGCCTGCCGGGCGGTGAACATCGTCGTCTTTCCGAGTTGTCTCGCAGTCTCGGTCAGCGCCGCCATGTCCGTGCCGGTCGCCCCGCTGATGGCCCGGACGCGATTCATCGACTGCTCGAACCCGGCCGAGACCTTTACGATCCAGGCTAGCGTCCCGGCGCCGAGGGCCGCGCCGATCAGCCCGGCGTACCGGCTGGCGACCGCCTGCATCTGGTTTAGGCCCGAACGGAACCGGGCCGCCACGCCTCTCATGCCACGGTCGAAGGCCCCGGTCTTCACGCCGACCAAGGCGAACGCCTCTCCGAGCTTCAGTGCCATGCTAGGCCAACCCTCTCAATCTGCGAGTCTGCTGGATCGTGGCCTGCGCGGCCGCGGCGCCCGCCTCGTCGGTCCGGAAGGTCCCCGGGCCCAGCGACTCTATCTCGCTCATCAGCGTGCGTATCTGATAGAGGGTCATGTCGCCTACCTCTGTCGGCGTGAACCCGTACTGCTCGGCGAGGCTCCGGCAGATGCGCCGCCACGGAACCGGCCGGTAACGTTGATCGTCTCGCCCGCCATCTATGGCGGGCCAGTCAAGTTTCCCGCGGGGTCCTCCCCCGACGCGCGGTCAAGCTGATCGTGCAATGGCGTGAGCACCTGCTCTTGTGCAGCCTCGATTGCCTCGTCCGGCGGCAGCCCGGCCGTCGCCTCGTAGAGCTGCTGAGCGACGCGATCCACGTCCTCCAGCAGCCACTCCTGCACCTGCTCCCGCGTCACCTCCGGGGCGTCCTCGCGGATTGCCAGCCAGGTAACGAACGCCGTACCGGGCACCGTGTTCATCCAGTCGCGCAGCTCGATGCCCGTGACGGCCTTCGCCCGGCAGGCCTCCTGCACGGCCAAACGGAGCAGCTCCGCCTGCATGTCGGGGTCGCCATCGAACAGGGCTAAGCTCTCCTTCACTACGGCGATAGGCTTCGGCCGCAGTGAGAGCACGTGCTGCTCCATCTCGGCGTAGTGCCGGGCCAGACGTCCCCTGGCCCGGAAGGTCCGCCCGCCCAGCTTGATCTCGGCGGGCGCCGCGAACATGCGACTCGCTCCATCCATATCGGTACTCCTGTTAGGTTTACTCGCTCGGCGGCGTGATCTCTCCGGTGCTCTGGAAGTTCGCCGACCAGGTCACCTTCTCACCCGTGTCGCCGTCTACCTCATACGACAGGCTCGTGATCTGGGCAGGCACGGTATACTCACGCTTCTTCCCGCCGCTCGCGGTCGAGAGGTACAGCGTCAGCGTGACCTCGGTGCCGGCCGTAATGCTCTCCTCTATGGGGCTGGCCAGATCGTAGGCCCCCTCAATCGTGCCGGTCGCGGAGAGCTGCCCGACGTTGCCTATCTTCCAGCCGCTCCCGCCGAATATGCCGAACTGGCTGGCGTCGGCGACCAGCTCCATAGTCCAGTGGTAGCAGTGGGCGAACGTGCTGGAGCCCGCGTCCACCTGCCCGTACTTGCCTGATACGGTGGCCATTGGTCACCTCCTTCTCGAAAGAGACGCGGGCGCCTTCACGCGACGCCCATGATCACAATGTCGTAGTCGATGTCGTCCCCCGACGCAGCCGACCCGTCCCACTCCACCTGCAGGATGTCGCTCGTCCCAGCCACCACCCGGCCGCCGTCCTCCGGGGCCGCCCAGAGCAGCACGCCGCCGCTCCGTAACCTCACTTTCGCGCTCGCGTCGTTGTCCAGAAACGGAGCCCACGCGTTGGCCGCCCCGCCGACCAGGATGTCCTGCCCGGCCGTCTGCACGTAGCTCGATCCGCTCCGCACGCCCTTGTTCTCGATTAACAACACCTTGACCTCCTTGAACGTCAGTGTGTTGCCGAACACGTCGGTCAGCCCGCCAGCCAGGTCGAGCAGGTCGGTCCCGCTCGCCTGGGACAGCCGGCGGCGATCATGCCACATCCTGTTGACCTGGCCGCCGCTGGTGCCGCTAGTGAGCGACTTCAACAGGCTGAGCTGGTTGTCGTCCTCCGCTGCCGCCAGGTCCAGCGTGTTTTGGTAGGTCCACTCCAGCCGCGTCCGCACCTTCGCCGCCAGGCTGATCGTCATCGCGTCACCTCACCTTCTGGTACTCGGCCGTGTACTCCAGCACCTCTTCCCACACGTCTTCCTCGACCTGCGAGGACCGGCGGGCCGTTAAGTCCAGCCTGATCACCGTCAGCCCGGTCACTGTCAGTTCCGTCTCGCAGTCGTGGAACGCCGCCTCGATCAGGTCCCCGTGGGCCTCGACCAGCTCCTGCGTCCGGTCTACCGCGTGAAACTCAAACGACTCCTCGTAGTAGTTGCTCCCGAAGCTCCCCGACTGCTTCGCCTCCTCCTGCGGCACGAGCACGCAGAACGGGTAGTCCTCGCCGTCCGGGCTGTCCCCCATGTAGAGCTTAGTGAACGGCGAGGCTACCAACGCCTCGTTCCCGTCGAACCGGCTCTTGATCTGCGCGTAGAACGTGGCCATATCTCATTTCCCCAGCTTCACCTGCCCCTTCATGGCTTGCTTGATCGCCCCGAATATGATGGCCTTGATCTTGGCCCTGTTCTTCTTCACCGTCGCCCATAGGTACGGCCGCTTCTTCACGCCCGGGTGCATTACTCGCCTCGCGAAGATCCACCGGCCCTCCTTTCCGAAGACCAAGACCTTCTTCCGCGTCGGCCGTATCTCGTGGGCCGACGTTCCCTTCTCCAACCCTGCCCCGTACTTGAGCGTGGTCCCGACGCTGCCGAGCATCCGCCTTCTGTCCGTGCTCTGGAATATCGACTGCCTCAGTTTGCCGGTGATCGCCCGCGGCGGCTCGCCCGGCTTGCTGTGCTGGTAGCGACGCGGCCTCCGCTTGCTCTTCGCGCTCGGGCTCTTCGCCCCGCCCTTGCCAACCATCGCCGGCTTGCTGATCGCCAACTTGATCCTCTTCTGCGTGTAGGCCGTCGCCCGCCGCAGGCCCTTGTAGGCCGCAGCCTTGATCTTGCCGTTGAATTCCGGCCCGTACCATCGGATCGTCGCCTTCTTCGCCATGTCACTGCTGCTGCCCGGTCTCCAGCAGCTCCGTCTTCCACAGTCTGTCCTGCTCGTCGAAGTTGACCGCCTTCGCCTGCACGTCGAAGTTGCGCCCGTCCCATAAGATCCGGTCACCCTCATTCAGGCCTGGGTCCGCCGCCGTGTACATTACGTGGCTGATCTCCGAGTCCCGCTGCAAGGCGATCATCCGCTCGTAGGCGCCCGACGGCTGAATCCTCGCTCGGAACGCCGCGCCCGCCGTCGGGTACGTGTAGGCGGCACTGCCTGCCCGACCCTCGGCCCTCACTCGGGCGTAAGGCGTCACCAGCTTGTCACAGAGGGATTGGATGCTCATAGGTCAGGGGTCAGGGGTCATAGGTCAGGAGTCAGGAGTCAGGGGGCTGACTCCTGATTGATGGTTCACAGGAATTTTCCCAACGACACAAAAGGAGCCAGCAGCTTCTTCGCCTGCCGGGGCATCTGACCGGCCCGCTCGACCGCGTATGTCACCCCGTAGTCGCCGAGCCGCTCCGCCTTGATCGTCCCCGCGTTCTCGCCCCTCTGCCCAAAGGCGTGCTGGATGCCCAACAGGCAGGCCAGCTTAATATCCGCCGCGATCCCCGTGCTCAGCTCTGCCTGCGTGTAGCCGGCCACGTAGACCACCTTTACCGTGCCGTTGCGAGCCGGCCAGTAGCCTCCTATGCGGCGGATGATCCCGCTCCTGCACAATCCCGCCGGCTCGTACTGCACATAGAAGTCCGTCCCGCTGGTCAGCTCCGTCGCCGGTGCGAAGTCACTGCTGCCCTGCCCCGCATACGCGCTCGTGTCCTCGTACAGGTTGGTGATCGACCGCAGCGGCAGCTCGGGCACCAGCAGCATCGCCGCCTCGGCCACGCCGCCGACCGTGGCCGCCACCGCCCTGCCTCCCTGCACATCGTAGTACCGCACCGCCGGGTCGACGTTCCCGCCCCGCCGGTCCCTCGGCAGGTAGTGAGTGTGCGTCGCCTGCTCGATCGAGTAGCCGACGAACCGCTTGACCGACATCTCGACCATCGGGGCGATCAGGTTCAGCAGGCCGTCCTCGGCGTCGGTCACGCTGCCGGCCTTGCCCAGGAAGCTCAGGATTTCAGCACGAGCGCAAATCATGTCAATCCCACATCACCGTTCATCGTCGGGATTACCGACAGCGCTCCCATTTCAGCGCACTTGAAAGCATCTGCCGGCGCACTTTCTGAATCATCTACGACGCCAATGGAGATGTCGTAGGTCCCCTGCATCCCGTCCAAGTCCCCCTGCGCCAGCCGCACCGTCGCCGAGGCGTGCGTCGCCGAGCCGTCGCCGAGCTGGTCCACCGTCACCACCGACCCGTTCGGCGTCGCTGCTATCGAGTCCAGGTCCAGCTCGACTGTCCCTGCCCGGCCGACCTTCACCCTCACCACGTCGCTTGCCTGGAGCTGAAGGTAGTCCCCGCCGGCGGTCTTCAGCACGACCGTGAAGTCGACCGTCCGGTTGGCGTGCGCCTTGACCTCGAAGCTCATGTCAGGACTCCCTCGCGGCTACGCTCACCGCCCCGACTCCTGCCTGGCTCCAAGCACTGCGTCCGACTCCAGCTTGGCTCCAAGCACTATCGCCCACACCTGCCTGGCTCCAGTCCGTGTCGCCGGGGAACTTCGCCGCGGCGGCCGAGAAGGCCAGGTCGAACGGCGGTGTCAGCCATTCCGCGCGGTCCAGCCGATCGACCGCCCCGTCTCGCTTGCCGAACAGCCTCACGAGGACGCCTCCTGGGTTTGCGTGGTTCCATCGTCCGAGACCGCCTGCGTGGTCAGCACGTCCGTCCCGTTGTCAGCGTAGGTCTTCAGCTCCGTGCTCGTGAGCGTTGACTTCTTGAAGAAACGGCGGAAAAGCTGCACCATCATCTCGCGGAAATTGCCGGCCACTCCAGCCGGAGCCGTGGTGGCCACCGCGTCCAGACCGTCGCTCGCCAGCTTGTATCCTGTTTTAGTCGTAGGAATCTCGCCAATATCTGCCGGAAGATTTGCTGCGTCCAACTGCGCTAGCCTAGTCTCAGAGCAAATTGCCTTCGTGGCATAATCATCTGCCGGCAACGTTCGGTCATTTAATTGAGCTTGAGTTGCAGGTTCAACCGTGTTCCAGTCCCCCTTACCATTAAGTGAGTTGGCCGCGAAGGTAGCAGCGTCCAAGGAATTTGCTGCAAATGAAGCTGCAACAATCGCACCCGAGCCCAGGACGTGCACGTGGGTACGCGACCACGGATAGAGAGTGTACTCCGTCGTGTCATCTGGATTAGTAACCCACTCCCTGTCAACAGTTATTGTGCGAGTCCCCCCGTTGTAGCTCTCAACGTGACGAGCTTGTCCGGCTCCGGTCCCCCCAGTCAGAACGATCAGCGTGTAGCGGTACGAGTTATCATCGGCGGACGCACCTTCCTGAAGTTGAATAGTGTTGGCTCCACCAGCCGTTGCCGTGCCGTCCAGCAACACTGTGGTATCTTCTGCTAGCCGCAGCCTTCGCCCGGCGGAGGTCGGCACATTGTGGGTAGCCCCAGTAAGGACCTCGTCCCAGATTGCATCTACCGCGGCTGCTGTAATACCTACGTCATTCGTCACATCGGTCGTAGTCGTTACGGTTGTAACCGTGTCAAGCGTACCGTGGATGTCGGCGTTCAGGTCGTACTGCCCCGCCCCCGCGCCCACCAGGGTCATCCCGTCCCCAGCCGTTTGACCAGCGGCATAGATCCCGTCACCGGTCAGAGCACCGCCCATTGACTGGATGCCGTGCCCGTCGTTTCCGCCTTCCGCATAGATTCCGGCTCCGCTACCGTTACCGAGACCGCGAATACCTGGTGCGTTGGTTGCACCGCCAACGGCGTAGAGACCTGAGCCAGCACCTCCGCCTTGGAGGTAGACGGCGTGGTTGTTCGCCGAGTCGATCTGGATTCCCGGTCCGTTGCTACAGTCAATATCGACGCCAAAGGTCGTGCCGTCGATTTCCACGCCCGGTCCTGCCGAAGCTGCAATTTCTAGCCCGTGAGACGTACCTGTTGCCTGAATAGCGGAACCGGCAGCCCCGTCGATATCTACCCCTAGCGTACTGCCGTTAACTGCTATCCCAGGCCCTCCTGCATTGTCGATGTCCACTACCCCACCGGCCGCGTTGCCGTTGATGACAAGCGAGTTGAGCGTTATTCCAGTTCCGCCAGTACCATCGAGGATGTGTTCCAGCTTAGCAGCGTTAGCATCGCTCAGGTTGGTGAGCGTGTAGCCGGCCTTTCCAATGTTCCAGTCACCCTTGCCGTCCAGGGAGTTTGCGGCGAAAGTATTGGCCGTTAGAGCATTGGCTGCAAAGGCATCCGCTGTGAAGGCACCCGTGTTTATATGCTCAGCCGAAATGGCATCATTGGCGATCTTGGCCGAGGTGATACAATCCGCCCCCAACTGTGCCGCGTCGATTGTCCCCGAAGTGTTGTCGAAGTCCAGCCCGGCTTCTCCAGCAGCATTGACATCCAGCTTGCGGCCGGCAACAGTTGCCTGCAACGGCCCCGCCGCCGCGTCCTTGAAGTGTGCATCATAAGCAGCAGTATCCAAAACCGTAAAGTCTGCACGCAGGGGTAAAATCAGGTCGTCGTCGTTGACAACAATAGTCAAGTGTCCAACTGTACCTGAGATAGCAGCCTGGAGGGTCAGGTGGTAGTAGCCGTCGGCCGTGGTGATAGCTGCCCAAGTGTATCCCGAAATGTCCACAACTGTGCCATTGTCGTGCAAAATGGCTTCAGCTTCGTCCGCCGTGGCTATGTCCAGGTTCACCACCGGCGTGAAGCCGTCCCCAACCGCAACGGCAGGACCAAGGACAACCTTGTGCGTAGCACCTTGTCGGATGAAGAACATCAACCTGCCCCCTGCATCTGTAAGTAATGTCGCATAGCAATCGGGATGCTGAGGCCCGACGGTGCCGCTGCTGCCTCAGCAATGGGTGGAACGCCTTCATAGTGATAATCGAAGGCTTTGGTATCAACGCCCGCCGGCACCTCGTTTAAGGCCACCTTGCCTTCGTAATGGTAGTCAAACGTGGTGGATGCGTGGGCCATCAACTCACCGTCCAGTCCAGGGTGTCGTAATACCAGGTTTCAGAGGCACCGTACATATCCAGGTAGATTGGGATACAAACTTTCGTTCCCGCCCCACCGGAGACGTTGACTGTGTAGTTAGGGATAGTCCGCTGATTCCAGTTGCCGTCCGCTGTCTCGTTCCACACCTGTGTAGTGCCATAGATGCTGTCGGGGTCAATGCGGAGCTTGGCCGTCGTGGCGTTCGTGCCCTTAATGTAGAGTGTGACCGCGAGAATGTCGCCATGCGTGGCAGGAATGAAACCAACCAGCCGGCGGAAACGGCTTATATCTGTATCCGCTGCGTTAGCAGAAGTCACGCACTTGACTGCTGTACCCGCTCCGCCTTGAGCCCCCGCCCCAAATTCGGGAAGTGCCAAATGCCCTCGACCTTGATAATGAAGCCAATCAGTTTCGTCCTGATCGTAAGACGTGAATGAAAGCGAACGCCAAGAGCTGCCATCCGACTGAATCGCCGTAGTCGAAGCCAGCTCACAGTTATGAAATGTGCCGAACAGCTTATCAATATCTACATCGTAGCCCTCATTCTCCGCCCCTACGGCCCCCTGAGTTTTGCCAAAGACGACATTGTTAAACTCAACCCAGGACGGATCAAGAGTCTTGAGCCCATTCGTATTACTGTAGATGAAAGAATCCCGCACGAATAAGAACTGCTCGTCAAGCTCAAAAACCGTTCCCATATTGTGAAACAGGCAATGGTCAAACGATGCCGTTCCTTTAGAAGGTGGCGCTACATGGCTTGTCCCATCAAAATCAACATACGAGAATTCAGCGACCCCTCCTGAAACCACATAGCCAGCTGACGCCCCACTATCCCCGTCCACAATAATCCGACAGTTGCTGTCTCCTGTAATAGACACGTTAGTCAACAAGAACTTAGCCTTGTCGAGCGTTGCGGCCACTAACTTGATCGTTCCACCGTTTGCCGTGCCAACGATTCCAGTACCCTTTGCCTCCCACGTAATTAGCGAAGCATCCGTCTCCACAATCTCAACGGTGCCGCCATCCAGAGTAACAAGTCCGTTGGTCTCCAACTCAGTAATGTCCTCAAAGGTGATTGTTCCACCAGCCTTGACAGTAAGATTTCCAGAGAAGTCACAGGTGTTGGTATCAAACTTGAGATCAGCCCCATTGTCTACTGTTAAGGTGACCCCGTTATTGACTGTCAACTGTATAAATGTGCGATCTACTTTGTAATTGGTCGTTACGTTACAGTTGGCAGCAATAACAATCGAATCACCGTCCGCCGGCACACCCACTGGGTCCCAATCCGTACCATCTTCCCAAGTGCCAGAGCCGTTACCGAGATTGTCAAATGTCTTGGCTGCCATTATGCTACCAACGTGTCAGTAAGATCGGGATGCTTATCCTTCAAGTCTCTTCGCCGGTCCATTGCTACCTGAATCTCATCCGCTAAATGATCGTACTCTTCCTGTGCCTTTGCTTTCAGTCCAGCCGAACTCGCCTCAAAATCCATCCGGTCCGCAATGATCTGTGCATGTTTCTGAGCCCAAGCATCACGGTCCTTCAACCAGTCAGTAGACTCCGGCTTACCTTTCCATGTTTTCTGCACGCAAACAGCGGCCTTCATTTCAACACGCTGGTGGTTATGCTCAAACTCGCACATCCGCACACCGCTGGGACGTGGGGGCTGCCAGGTAATCGTGAAGGTCACTTCACTCCTCCAATCGCTTCACCGGGGCCACCCCTCCGCGTAAGGCTTCCACTTCTCTGCGACCGTCTCCGAATGCGCCTCGACGGAAATCCACGTATCCCCATTAAATGCTTTACCAGTCTTGCATTTGCGTCCAAATGCCCGTGCCCGCTGCACGAAATCATCAACGCAGGACGTGCGTACCCAAGTCCCAAATGCACAGCCTAGCTTTAGAACCACCTCGAAAATCCCGGCCTGCCAGCCGGCGGCAAACTTCTCGTCGGCCCCGTTTACCCACTTGAGGAGATCGGCCAGCTCCCATGCCGGACCGCCTTTCGCGAAAACCTCCATGAGATCGTCCGGTGGTTCATATACCGAATCGTTCACCGGCAGCAAATCGTCCAAAGAGATATCGGCCACTTCACTCCTCCAATCGCTTAATGGGTGCTACACCGCGCCGGATCAGAAAATCCTCCGTCTCTTCCCACCACGGGCCGCCGTTCCAGGGCACTTTGTAGCCGCCCCACAGCATCACACCGTCGCCCAGCATGTAGCAGTGTTCCAGCATGGCCCGCCAGTAGCGAGGCGGGATCAGCCGCGTGCGGTGGTTCTCGATTGTGTAGTCAGCCGACGACTGCCCGTACAAGTCGGCGTGTTCGGGCCAGAGCAAGAAGTAGACGGGCTTGTCTGGATAGTAATGGCGGCAGGTCGAGGCCGTGTGCAGGATGTACCGGCAGGCAAACTCTTCGGACCAATCCGAGTCGGCGTAGACCTCGCACAACAGGAAGTCCGCCGCTTCGGCCAACGGCTTCAAGTCTTTTGCCTGCCGTCGCCAGGTCTCAAATGAGTGCGTGACCAACCCCTCATATTTTGGCGGCACTTGTGCGTAGTAGCCGTAACGGCAGCCGGGATTGTAGTCCCGCAGCCAGTCGATCAGGCGGATGCGATTGGCAACCGCCGCCTGGTTGACGTGTACGCCCCCTACTTGAAGCACATTCCAGAAGTCCTGGCCGTATTTTCCAGTCTCGACGTTCAAGCAAACGGTGGAGCCCCGGGGAAGCTTCCGCACGATCGGCAGCAGCTTCTCCTCGTCGATCCAGCCGGAGTTGTCGTAACCACCGTCCGGATGCCGGGGGAACAAGTCGGCATGGAACAGCCATTTACAAGTTGCCATCCCCCACTCTTTTGAGAGCTTGGGCTGCCACTCCGGCCACCGCTCCTCACCCGGCTCGGCATCGGGGGGTGAGAATATCAGGTAGTTGAAAACCGGCTTGACCTTGACCGCCGACAGGTAGGCTGCCGGCTCCGAGTGAATCGTGCGGATGGTAGTTACCGGCAGCC